TAAGGTGTGGTTGAGTTAACTACCGGGAACCCATGTGATGGCTTTGTCTTTTAGGCCCGCGATGAACGCCATGCCGGTATCGCCAGGGAACCGCGCCCGCTGGTCTGCATCCGTCCAGCGCCCATAAGGTGGCTTGCCCTGCCGAGATAGCCGCCCGTAGGCTTCCAGTTCGATCACGCGGCCATCTGCGGAGGACGTGCTGCGCATGTCGCGCATCTTGCCTTGGAACATGCTGATTGGATCGCCAATGAGCCGCCCTTGGTGCTCGCCGTCCCGCTCGACCGTGCTGAAAAGCTGGTAGAACAACTGGCAGCGGCGATTATTCACCTCGCTTGCCTGATTGTCGCACCGCGCCACCATTTCGGGCGATGCGGCGGGGATTTCAAACCGGACCATGCCCGCGCTCATGCCGTATGTGAGGCTCATGGCCCCGATCTTGATAACGTCACCCGTGCCTTGATACTCAACCCCGCCCGCCGTTAGCGGCCCATAGCCCAGCCACCAGTTCTGCGGGTTTGTCGCGAAGTCCATCTGGCAGAGAATCGTGCAGGCCACATCGCCGCGCCGCAGGTCTTCGTCGGGAATGTCGTGGATGCTCATGCTTTACCTCACGCAGAAAACCGCCCCGAAGGGCGGCTGTTGCCGTGTCAAAATGTGGTGTCTTTTATCTTGCGCGGGCCTTAGTCGCGCCGAAGCCTGATTTCTTCACGCGACAGGTTCTTTGCCCCGAACCTCATAAGGGTCAACAATCTCAAACGCCGTTGCCGCGAAGTCGTCCAACCTGCGGCCCGTTGAAGTCTTGGCCCATCCAAACTCAATAGAGCCTGCGCCAACTTCCAAGTGACCGCCGCGCCGTGGCCCGCCATATGCGACCAGCTTCGTGTGCAGGGCATCGGCACGTTCAGCGGCCTCATATTCGCTCTTGCACACGACCAGGACGTGTTCGCCTGCCCAAGCCTTTGCTAATGCATCTTTGATTTTCATATTGTTAAGCCCCATCCTCTGAACCCTCACCATGTTGCGCCAAGCATTCGCCGTGCGCGGCATTTGTGGCCTCGTACAGCCCCTGCATCAACTCAGGCGCATGATTTTTAATGTAATTTTTCGCCGCACGGTACTCAGCGTCCTTCGCAGCAAGATGCAGGCTTAGCCTGTTACTTCTATCGGTCGCCTTTGACAGTTGAGCCTGAGCCTTGCGATCAAACGCGGCTATCATGTTCTCACGTTTTTCACGGTCACGCCGCGCCATAAAATTCTTGCATTGACAAAGTCCCGCGATATAGGCGTTTGCTTTTTCAAGCCTTCTTTGGAGAACGTAATAGTACTTCTTTCGGCGTCTCAACTCCCCCGCATCGACAGAATTCGGGTCGATGCCTTGAACATCAACCTTTACACGAAGAATTTCGTCCCGAAGATTGTCACGGTCATGAAAAACTGCACTGATATAGCTGTCTATGTCCGGGTGTAGCGATAGCGCTTCATCAGTCTTGTTGTCTGCAAGCGTTTCATCTAAGATTTTCTCAGCCATTATCGGACCCCTTCACGGTCTGGTTTGGTTAGGGCCAGCCGGTGTTAGCGCACCGCGTCTGGCCCGTTCATTTTACCCCCGGCGCTTCACAAATACAAGCCTAACAACGCCTATCGCTCCCAACCGTAGCGATTAGAACGCCTCGACAAATGACAGGTTAGACGTTTTCAACACCTCAACAGACGCGCCAATCGGATCGCCGCTTTCCAGCCGACATTTCAGGCGCAGTTGATCCACCACTACTACTGCGCCCGCCGCGTGATCGCCGCGAATATTCGGCATGACAGAGACGCGAACCGCCGTTTCGCTTTCGCCAATCGCGCTCACGTTCACCACTTGGTGCAGCCGATCCCCCAACGTGATGTAATGCCCCGGCCAAAGCTGAGACAGCGCGGGCTTGTCCACGTCGATGTAGCTATCCCGGTGCGATGCCGCCGCGCGGAGGGTGAACCCGTCAAACGGATCATTCGCCCAGCCCACATGGTCAAACGTCCAATCAGGCGAAGGGCAGTTGCCCGCCAGCATCCGCCCGTTGGCGTCATTCGGGCGGAACTGCGTAGCGACAGGCACAATACAGGTAGCCCCAGCCGCCTGCATCTGCGTCACGAAAGACGACAGCGCCAGTTGATCGTGCATTTCATAGGCAAAGGCCGCAATTTCCAGCCGCCAGTAGCCGTTGAGCGAAGGCTTGGCGAATGCCTCCCCGTCGATATTCGTAAACGGCGAAAAGCGCATCCCCGACAGTTCGGGAACGCTGGCCCGTATCCGCACGGGGTATGGGAAAGAAACCTGCATCAGCGGCCCCCGCTTAGATATTTGTTGTCCGCTTGGGCGCGGTTATTCGCGGCTAATTTGGTTTCGGTCACTTTGGCCGAGACATTCCCGCTGATCCGCTCAACTGCGGATTGCCAGTTGCCATCCTGATCGACGTACACGCGCACATCGACTTGCCCGCCGCCCGCCGCGCCCTGCATCGCTCTTGCCGTGTCCCGCGTTGAAGTGACTTGCGCGGGTCCAGTGATGATTTCAGGCCCGTTCTCGCCCGCAATCCCAAACTTCCCAGAGGGAATGCGCCCGCCCTTGTCAAAGAAGCCGGAGAAGATGCTGCCGAGAAGGCCACCGCCCGACGACTTACCGCCCCCGGCAAACATGCCCTCACCAAACAGCAGATACTCCAGCGCAGCCCGCTTGAGACTGTTGGTGAAGGCGTCCATCGCATCTGCGCCGCCCATAGCCGCGTCAACGATGCTATCTTTCCATTCGCCTTGTATCTTCTCCATTTGGGCCATCTTGTCGCGGGCGTTCTCATACTCACCCGCCAGCTTGCCCACGTTGGCCGCTTCGGCGTCGATCTTTTGCAGCAGTTCGTCGGTGATATCCAAGCCGCGCTTCTTCGCCTCATCCAGCAGCTTGTGCTTGACGGTCAGCGCCGCGACTTCCTCCTTGGACTTGCCGAGCATATCCATGGTGCGCTGTAGCTTTTGCAGTTCTTCTTCCGCGATGCTGAATAGCGGCTCTTGCTCGCGCCCGCCTCTGCCACCTCCACCGCCAGAACGGGAGCGCCCACCGCCCGACCTTCGACTGCGACCGCCTGACGTGCTGATACGCGGCGTTCTGCCGGGGTTTACGATGGGGCGGTTTTCGGGGTTGTTCCAATCCCTGAGACTGCCGCCCATTGTGCGAGGATCGCCGCCCCGCCCGCCTTGGGTTCCCGATGCGCCCAAAGCGCCCGCATATTCCCAAGCCGCCGCAGCAAGCGATTTCAGCCGCCCAAGCATTGCATCCGCGCTCGGCAGTGCACTGGCGATGGCATCCCCCGCCGCATATGCCGCATCAACAAAGTCCTGCATGGTGAGGGTGTTGTTCTCAATCTCACCCTGCAAAAGCGCAGCTTCTTCCGATGCCGCCTGTGTTTGGCGGGCCAACTCCAACATGCCGCCGCTCAACTCATCAAGCGGGCCGAAAATGTCGGTAATGACCGCCAGAAGGTTCTCACCCTCCGCGACCACTTGCGACGGACCTTGCGCCGCGCCAAATGCGTCGATTGCCTCAAGAAGCATCCGCGCTTGCGCCTCGGTCGTGCCGAAAGTCTCTTGCAGTTCAGCCAAGACAGAAGCGTATTTGGTAGAGAAAGCCCGTGAATCCTCGGGTACGCTGGCGAGGTAGTCCAGCAGCACCCGCATCCGGTCAACGTCGATAGCGTCAAGCAACTGCGCACCGGACAGGCTTTCAAGAGCAATCGCTTTATTGAGGTCCATCAGGGCTTGGTGGAACACCCCCGCCGCCGTTGCCGCGCTGCCGTATTTCTCGCGCAGTTCGTCCGTGGGAATGCGGGCATTTGCCGCCGCTTCGGAATAGGCTTGCACCGCTGCTGTCAAAGCCTCGGCCCGATCCTTAAACTCGCCTGCTTCCTCGCCAGATTGCATAAAGGATGCGATGAGAGGCGCACCCACGGCCAACACTGCACCAGCAATAGCACCCCATGCGCCAAACACGCCGAGCATCTGCGAACCCTGTTGCGTGAAGGCTGTAATGGCAGACGTGCCGCCTTGGACCTGCACCGCGAAGTCACCAACCTGATAGCCCGCTTGTTGGAACATGTTGCGGTTGCGGGCCATGAAACCCGTCTGCGCCGCCACGGCGCTATTCATCGCGACTACGTTGTCTCTGACCTTCTTCGTCTTCGCGATTGTCTGGTCATATTCACGCTGCACAAGGTCCATGCCTTTCGCGTGACGTGCTGCGGTTAGCGTCCCGGCTTCCAGCGCAGCGTTAAGCTGATCCTGCTTGCGCTTCATGCGTTCCTCCGCCGCAGCGAGGGGATTGAACTTGCGCTCTAGGCGGTCGATAGACGCGCCCGCAGACTTGGCCCGCTTCTCAAATTCCTGCTGTTGCAATTCCAGAAGGATCGCAATGCGTTCTGTCGGTTCAGCCATACTTCGCCTTCAATTCTTGGAACGCATCCCACGATGGGGCTTGCGGCTCTGGCGGCTGGTGCGCTTCATTCCAGCCCTCGACAAACAGCGCCCAATCGGCAGGCGTCATGGCCCGCCAATCGGCAGCACTCACCCCTGCGGCGATTGCGCTTTTGATCTTCGCTTGCGCGTCGTAGCTTTCGGCGCGGTCTTCGGTGACGACCCAGCTAGTTCGGCGTCTTTTTTTTTACCTGCCTCGGCCAGATAAATCGCGCCGACCAAATCCATTGCTACACCGCGCAGGCGCGGGTTCTCGTATGGTGGCAAGTCGTCAACGATCCGGTCTGCGGTCTTGTCGGGCAGGCCACCGCCAACCAAGCCAAGAGCCACGAGGTCGCGACAATGGCGAACCTGCGGGGCATCACCCCTACCGAATAGGGACTCTGCGACTGTAAAAAAACCGATATTGTGCTGGCGCTCAAACCGCTCAATCTCACCATTGCGCAGGACCAGCGGGCGACTTTCGCCGCCCAACTGCTCAATGATACCCCCTGCCGGGGCTTCTGCCGTGATAGGCATTATGCAGCCGCCGTGAAGCCGATGTAGCCGGAAGATGCCAGCGTAAGGCTGTACGTCACCGCGCCCTCTTGCTCGCCGCCGAACTCAACGCTGTTGACGTGGAAAGCGCCCTCAAAGGTGCCAAATTCCGGCACGATTACTTGGAAGTTGCCGATCGCGCCCGCCGTGTCGGCCTCGCCAGTGCCGAATGCGATTTCTTTGAAGCGGTCCAGCGAAGTGCCGCCTTCAAACAGGCCGTTGCCGGAAACTTCAATAGACCGCATCCCGGTCATAACCTCTTGCCAAAGCTGCCCGCCCGGTGCGGTGCAGTCTGCCGTGGTCACGTCGAAGTTGTTGTTATTCACGGTCATGGTCTTAGATTGAAGGCCGCAGAGGGTTGTGAATGCCTCAGTTGCCTCGCCGTCACCGATCTTGATGAGCAGCAGTCTACCTTGCTGTTTTGCCATTGGTCAGGCTCCTATTTGGGGATCAAACGCTTGCCCAAGGCGTGTTGAAGGGCCTACCCTTGCGCGAGTTACACAAGGGAAATTCTATGAAATATGCAGTTATTGCCGCGATGATGCTTTCCGCGCCCGCTTGGGCTAACGAAAGAGACGCTTCGGTTGTCCAATTCAATGGACACTCGGTCACGATCCAAGCGCGTGGACTTTTGGGCTATGTGCCTGATGAGATAGAGGCGCTTGCGCTCCGCATGTGTACGTCAGCGGGGAAGAACGCAGAGCACCAGTCTAGCTTCAACGTCAGTGCCGACGTGGTAAGCTATTTCTTCGTTTGCGTTTGAAAGACACCCCGAAGGGATGCCCGATTGCCATTGGCTATTCGTCGTCTTCGGCTGGAGGCCACGCTATGTCTAACTCTAGGCCAAAGTGTCCTTCGGAATCTTTGCGCTTCCAGCCGCCTATTATCGTGCCTAGGCACTGCGCACTTGCAACGCCCTCGGATAGTAAGAATGAGCCCATAACCTTGGCGTCTTCGCGGCTCAAATTGCCTACCTGCAAGTCTTCCACGAAGACCCCGACCGCATTGCTATCGTAAGGATTATTCGGGGTTCTCCGCAATTCGACTCGAACAATGATCTCGGCGGATTGCTCGTTCTTGCCGCCAGCGATTCCCTCTAAATTCTCTTGGTAGAAGGATTCCCCTACAATTGATCTTTGCTCATCCCCTGAAGGGGCTAACTCAAAGTCCCTGACAATTGATCGCAAGACCTGATCTTCTGGGCTAACCGCCTCTGTACCTTTATGGGTGGCGCTGCTGGCTCCCGCCGGACCATTGCCGCCGAACCCGAATAACTTCTTAAACATAACTTGAACCCCTTTAGTTCAAGCCATGATTGCAACCGCCTCTGATTCGATCAATCCCCGCTAACCGTCCAGCAGCGCCGTGAACGCCACGATTGCCGTGTAGCTTTGCCCGTCACTGTCTTGGTCAACGGTCTGCGTCTGCCAATGCACTTGCACCGCGTCAAAGCCTGTGACCGTCAGAGCGGCTTCATCCAGCGCCGACACGATGGCTTCGGCGCATCTGGTGGCCTCTACCCGCCCAGACGTTACAGGGCGGCTGTGCGCCTCAATCCCAAACGTCAGGTTGGCCGCTTTCTTGCAGTCAGTCCGCAGGGGGCGCGGTTCAATTGCGCCTATGCGGAGATAGGGCCGTGTCGCGCTTTGGGGCGGCTGGTCATAAACCCGCGTACTGACCAACGCCGAAACCCCGGCATCAGCCTTGAGCGCCGTGACAAGCGCCTTTTGCAGCGCCAGAGCGTAACCGTCTGCCATCACTTCACCGCCTTGATTGCGTCTCGGATTGCCTTGCGTGACCGCGCGGCACGTTTCTTCTTGGTCGCGGCCATCGCCGGGTTGACGAATGGACGCGGCCCCCGCTCGCCTTCAATGACCTTCGCTTTCGGGCCGAAGTCGATAAGCTGAGAGCCGTCTGCCCCCGGCATGTTGCGGATAAGCGCCCGGTTGGTGCCTGTCACCGATGGGATAAGCACCTTTGCCATATCCACGATCATTTCGGCGTTTTCGCGGTTGGCGTCCTCAAACTTCGCCTCAATCTCCGGCGTGATCCGGTTGAGCATCGCCTTAGTCGCGCCGAAACCTGATTTCTTCACTGCGCACCGCCCGCTTCGCAAAGCAGATCAAGCATCGCATCATCAATCCCGACATTGGCAATCCCGCGAATGTTCCACGTCTCGCCACGCGCTACCGCCTGATCCGCCTCCGTCAGCCCATCAGTCTGCGAACTCTTGCGCACCCGGATCGTCGCCGTGCGGTTGTTCTCCACCGCCCCAGCCGCAACACGTTCCTTCCCGGTTGTCTCGCGCACGTTGCCCCAAACCGTGAACAGCGGCTCAAACTCGCCCGTTACGTTGCCATAGCCATCGTCAACCTGCGTCTGGCGGTTGAACGTGACGCGGTGCCGGAGACGCCCCGCGCCGTTCACAGCCGCACCCGTCGAATTGGGGCGATGAGCATATCAACGGCCATCGGGACCGCCTCCATCTTGTCGCCCACGCTTTCGCGGTTTTCGTACCAGTGGCCAATCAGCAGCCGCACCACATGTTTGATATTCTCAGGCGTCCCGGTGCCTGCCGTAAAACGGACCTTCACAGCGTCATAATTGGTCGAGGTGGACGGCCAGCCATCAACGGGGCGAACACGCGCTCCAGCGGCCTCATACTCGGTCCCTGCGAGGGTCTGCTCTACATCATCGCTGTCAACGTAGGTGATAGCATCCACCGAAACCACGGGGCCAAGCGGGATGCAAAATTCTCTGGCGGGAAAGCGGTCAAGCGTCATTTCCCACGTCTGCGCCTCAAGGCACATGCCGAGAACACCGGTCCACCCATCCAGCCACGCTGTTGCCGCGCCGATCAGCGCTTCAATGAGCGTGTCCTCGTCGTCGTGGTCCACGCGCAAGTGCTCTTTCGCCTCTGCAAGCGAGAGAACTTCGACCGCAGGGGCTGTGATAAGGGCGAGCCGGTGCATTTCTTACTTCCCGCCGTAGGGGAACGGGTCAAGGCCCAGCTTCTTCGCCTCTGCGGCTGTCATGCTGACCTTCGGTGTCTTCGTGGCCTTGGGGGCCGGTTTCTTTTGGTCGCTCATGCTTTCAACTCCAATGAGAGGGGGTTGCCCCGGCCAGATCAGCCGGGGCGCTTAGCTTATACGCCATCATCCATTTGCAGGACTTTGATAGCCTGCGGATCGACCACGGCACCGCCGACGCGCTTGGTGGTGTAGAACAGCACCTTCGGTTTTGCGGTGTAGGGGTCACGCAGGACGCGAACGCCGGTGCGGTCCACGATCAGGTAGCCACGCGCGAAGTTGCCGAAGGCAATCGGAGTGGTGCTGGTCGCCATGTCAGGCATATCCGGCATCTCGGTGACGGGATACGCCAGAAGCTGCGAGGGCTGGCCCGCAACGCTGGACGGTTGCCACAGTTGACGACCATCATTGTCGCGCAGCTTGCGGATTTTGCCCATGGTGGTCCGGTTCATCACGAACCGCGCCCCGTTGGTGTAGCTGCTCGGCAGGCTGTAGATGAGGTCAAGCAGTTCGTCCTCGGTCACAGCCGCTGTCGCTGCCGCAGTCTCAACGCCGATAGCGCCAAGTGGGTTTGCCGCAGCATTGGCCGCGCCGGTCGCGTAGGTCAGGAAGCCGTTCGGCTTGTTGGTGCCGTTGCCAGCAACAAACGCAAGACCTTCTTGCTTGGCGAACTCGGTCTGGACTTCGTTCGCCAGCCAACTTTCCAGATCGACCGCAGCATCATCCAGCATACCTTGAGTAGCACCGGGGTTGGCGTAGATTTCGCCGGGGGTGATCGTCATGGTGCCAAATTCTGGCGTGTTGGTTTCAGGCCGCGCCGCAGTCTCACCAACCCAGCCGGAGCCGGTGCCGCGAAGGTTGAACAGCTTGGTGAAACCAGCCGTCGAGATGTTCTGCACGGATGCAATCGAACGCATGGCGGAGACTTCCACCAGCTTGTCAGTGATCGTGCGATCCCATTCGATGGGGGCCAGATAGCCACCTTCATCGTCCGCGCCTTTGTTCAGGCTGGCCTGAATGTGGCCACGGCTGAAATGCGCTTTGAAGGCTTCAGTATACTCAGCGTCCTTCACCGCATCGGGGCCGGTGCCATTGAGCGACATGGCCGCAATCTTGGCGTTGGCCGCGTCGATGGCCGCTTGCAGGTCGCCAACGCTGTTGTTGATCCGGTCAACCTGCTCGGACTGGACCACATCGCCCATGCCCTTTTTCAGGTCTTCCAGTTCCTTGGTGTGCGCCTCCTTGAAGGCATGGAACGCTTTGCCCTGCTCCTCAATCAGTGCCTTGATATCGGTGCTGGCATCCGCGCGCACACCGACAAGCCCGCGAACGGGTTGTTTGAAGTGTTTCATTTGAAACCCCTTTAGACTTTCAGTTTTTCGGTGTTGCCGCGAAGCGCGGCGATGATGTCAGCGCTCGGCATGACGTTAGGAGGCGATACGTCAGCCCCCCCTTGCAGTTCCGCTAGGAGGCTACGGCGCTCCCGGCGGGACAGTCCCTGTGCGGCCATACTGGCCTCAATCTTGGCAATGGCCGAAGCCCGCTTGCCGTTGTCCGCATCCTGTTCAATCTCGGCGTCGGACAAATACCCATCAGCCAAACCATTTTTCACGGCGTCCTCGCCAGTGAAGAAGGTTTCGGCGTCCATCCATGCTTCAACTTGCTCGGCTTTCAGGCCGGAGCGCTCGGCGTAGAGGTCGCGCATGGCGCGGTCGAACGGCTCCATCATGCCCGCAGCGGCCTGCATATCGTGCCGGTTGCCGATTGTGATACCCCAAGCGTTGTGGATCATCAGGAACCCGGTTTTCGCAACCTTGATTTCATCACCAGCCATCGCAATGACCGATGCCGCCGAGGCCGCAAGGCCCAGCACATTCACTGTCACACGCGCCTTGTGTTCGCGCAGCATGTTGTAAATCGCCACGCCCTCGAAGAAGTCGCCGCCGGGGCTGTTGATATCAACCCGCACGTCGCGCTCACCGATGGATCGCAGCGCTCCTGCGATACGCTTGGACGTGATGCCATCGCCATAGTCTCCGCCGCCAATTTCCCCAAGAATGGAGATTGACGCCTCATCAGTCGTCGCGGCATGAATGCCCGCGTTCCAGCGATCCACAACATCGGTGCGGGGTTGCCACTCCATGTTGGAGAGGGCTTTGAACGCTTTAATCTCTGGAAGTTTACGCAGGCTCATCCGGCCCTCCTGTCTGTTGCTGGCCCGGTGCGGGCGGCAGATCATTCCGGCGCGGTAGGTCCATCCAATCGCGCGGCTCATCAGGGTGCAGCCAAGGCACCGAACCACCGGAGCCAAGACCCTTCGCAAAGAATTCCGCTTGGTCGATCATCGAACCGCGCAGCAATGCACCGGCGTTAAATTTGAAGTCGTATTCGTCGGCCTCGCGCTCTGTCAGCAGTGAACGCTCAATCGCTTGCTGCCATGCCTCAAACCATGGGTTGAGGCTGTAGCGGACAAAGAATTGCCCCAGCACGTCGATACCGGAACCCCATGACGTGTCGTCAACGCCCAACAGCGGGCGCGGGACGCCGAAGCCACGGGCGATCTCTTCAATCTGATGCTTGCGCTGGCCTAGCCCCTCGCCTTCTTTGCCGGGGGCATTGTTAGGCACCGCATCCATGCCCTCTTCAAGAATTTTCCACTTGTAGGCATTTTCTGCACCGGAATCGTCGCTCATGCTTTCCTTGAGGCGCTCATAAGCCTCTTGCGATAGCTGGTTAGGGTGCTTGAGAACCCCGCCCAAGATCATGCCATTGCGGAACATCCGCGCCGCTGACTTCTCCGCTTGTTGCGCCAGCCCAATCGCCTCTGCCGCCTGCTTGACCAGTGAAAGCCCCGTGATCCCATCGTCAGACAGGCCATAGCGCAGATGGAACACCTCGGATTGAGGCAGCGTGACCGTGCCATTACTGCCTCGCGTGACAACGTATTCAAGCGCCCAATCGTCGCGCTGCTTCACCGTGACCCGATCCCCGGCCAGTGGCACAAGCTGCGTCACCCGGTTGCCACTGCGCACGATCAGCGCGAAAGCATCACCATCCGTTAGTGCCCGCTGCTGCATAAGGCTGCGAAACTCAAAAGCGGTCTGCCATGCATTCGGCTTGCGATATAGAACTCTGAAAAGCGGATGATCCTCCGCCTTTGATTTGTCGTCTTTCCGCTGCATGTGCAGCGGCAGCATCCCGATACTAAACGAAATAAGCGAAACGCAGCGCAGGATTGTCGTATTGCGCAGGGCTGTTTGAACATTCACGGTCGCGCCGGATTCTGTCATGCCCCCCGCGCCATTGCGCATGAACTCATAAAAGGCCGGATCATCAAAGCCGGAGAAAATCGCCCCCTCGCCCGCCTGAGCCTTCATGTTTTTAGGCTCCGGCGCTGCGGTGCGTCGGAACAGATTCAGAATTCCCATATCACCGCCTTAAATGGTTAGGATGCCGCGCGTCTCGTACACGCTTGGGCCGCTGTCAGTCGGGCCTAGATCAGATGCCATCGCGCCGACCGCCAAGGAAAGCGCGACCATGCCGTCAATCCGCTCGGTGTCGGACGGCTTTGCCAGAAGCCTATCGCCAGTCACGCGGCCCTCTTTGACCCGCGCATTAGCCGCGCACATGGTCAACACAGGGTGCATACCGTGCCGCAGCTTGCCTTCGACAAGATACGCCTCAAGTTCGTTGAGATAAGGCGACATGAATTTGTATGTCTGTTGAACCGGGATAAACCTTTCAAGTTCGTCCTCGGTGAAGCCCTCTTGCACAAGCAACGGCTCAAGAATTTGATATTTGTGAGGGTCGAACGCGACTTTCTGGACGTCCTGAGTGTCGAATACTTCCCTTAGATGCCGTGCCAGATGACCATAACGGATCGTCTTGCCCGGTGTCGTGTTTAGGTGGCCCTGTTCTTCCCATAGGTCATAGGGGACCCGGTCCTGCCGCGATTTCTCCTCAATCCCATCACCCGGCAACCATGCCGACGAATGAACATCAACTGACCCGTTTTCCTCCGCCACGCTGGCAAAGAATGTCAGGTCGCGGGACGTTGAAAGGTCAATCCCCATCCAGACCTTGCGGCCCCCTAACGGCTTCGGCTCTGCCCCGTTCATCTTCCAGATGCTAGGCGATACGAAAGGCGATTCAGCGTTCACACGCTGGTTTAGATGCAGGTTACGGTAGTTGGCCTCGTCGGTTGGCATCCGCTTTGCCTTTTCCGCCGCCGCTTTCACCTCTTTGATGTTGAGGAAGTCACCAAGCGCCGGGTTTGCCGCCCGCATAGTTTCCTCCGCAAAGGGGTCTGCCTCTGGATCGCTGGTGTAGAAGAAAACCTTTGTCTCAGGGTCTGACTTTGTAACCGCATCGTCCAAGATCACCGACAGCAGGTCATTGTCGGTTGCCGCCTGCGTTGAAATGACAATCGAAAGCGGCGCTTCGTGTGCGCCCATGCCCGTCTCAAGCGCAGAATACAGATCGTCACGCGGCCCCTTAACCTGCCCCAGTTCGTCATGCACAACGAAAATGGGCGATGTGCCGTGAGCCGTTGACGCTTCCGCCGACATTGCGTGATAGAGCGTCCCCAACTCGGAACAAAGCAATTCCTTGGCCGTATCCCTAACCAAGACATACGCATCTAAGTCAGGATTCATGCGGACCATCTTCGCCGCAAGTTCAAACAGAACCGCAGCCTGCCGCCGTGACCGCCCCGCAGAATACAGTTGCGAGTTTGGCATAGCCTCCGGCCCCACCAAGTGGAGCAACAGCAAACAGGCGGTTAAAGCAGTTTTCCCATTTTTGCGGGCAAAACTAATTATCGCGTTTCGCGTCGGGGTGTCGTAAATCCCCTTGATGATTTCCTTCTGCCATTCGCGCAGCACCATCGGCTTCCCGACCATGCGCCCCTCTGGAACCATGCAGTGCGCTTCGATCCACTCAATGTTGCGTTCGCCGCGTGTTACCTCTGCCAAGGTTTCAAACCTCCTGTCGTCTTAGCCTGCGCCGTGCTGGCAGACTTCGCGTTATAGCTGGCCTGCTGTGTCAGTCGCATCTTGGTCGCGCACGACAGCGCCGCCCGCGTCTGCAATTCCTTATCCCGCAAAAGATCACGGTATCGCTTATAGCTTTCATCATCGGCCATAGCGGTCTTGCGGACCTTCTCGACCATCATCTGAATTGCCTCACCCTCGGCCACATGCTCGCAGTAGGATTGCAGCAAGGACAAGGTTTCATCCCCGAACCAATCCGAGGGCATACGATCCACCACGCGCCGCCATTCGTCCTCGGCGCGGGGGTTCAGGCTCATGGGTGGCTCAGGCCGATCCCCGATCTTGACAGCGGCAATGGACAGTTCAGCCGTGGATGCCCGTCCTCTTTTTTGTGCCATTGTCAAACCTTTATTGTTGCGATTTATGATCGTTGAGGGTCCGCCGCCGGTCCCCATACTACAGGTCCAAAAGATTTAGGCCCCGGGGGAGGGTCTTGAAGGTGGGCCGGTGACCCCACGAGGCTCAGTTAATGCCCTGCCTACATCCCACCCATTAGAGAGACGCCAAGCTACAGAATTGCGGCTAATGCCCAGCCTATCAGCCCACTCGCCTAACGTCAGGGTCTCGCCATTCCAAGTGACCTTGGCCTTTGACACTTTCCCGCGCAGTGTTGCGCATCTTTTCCTTGCCGCGCTTCTGATTGCACTCAGCGCATGATGCGACCAAGTTCTCCAGCCGGTTATCGTCTTTGACCGCGTTCACGTGATCCACGTGCATATCATCCCAAGTCACGCATGTGCCGCACCAGTGACAATCGAACGGGCCTTCGCCATATTCATCAAAATAAACGCGGCGATGCTGATACACCCTGCTATTGCCGGTGCGCAGTGCATGCCAATGGCCCGGCGCGTATTCCAAGATATAGCCGTGGCTGTGATCAATCTCTTCTTTCGGCGGGCTGACCTCAAGCTTCAGTTGCACATGGCCGTTGCGCCGCACTCTCATGTAATGAAGCTCGCAGTATTCGGCCCTAGCGGACCTTACGCGAGATACACACCCATCCACCTTGCATACCGGGAAAGAGGAACGCGCGGCCTTGGCTCTCCGCCTAGATGCTCGCTTCGTGCACTCCACGTTGCAGTACGTTTTAGCTTGGCCTCGACCTTGGCCAATTGTGAATTGATTTCCGCACTCTGGGCATATACGGCTATTGCCAGTCATCTTCGGACCCTCCAATGGTCTGATATGATTAGAGCCGGATAGCGGTGTTACAGCACCCTTCCGGCTCGTTTATCTTAGCATCTTTTTAGCCAACAGGCCAGCCATCAACGCCTATTGTTGGCCTAGACCTCGCACCTCTCGCTGTACGTGCCTCATTGGCAGTTTTCGCAGAATGGCAAGGGCGGCAAATGGCTTCTAGATTGTCGTAATCATCCGTGCCGTCTTGGCTCTTAGGGGTGATGTGGTCCACCTCATCTGCCGGTGTCGGCCTGCCTTGCCTCATGCACGGTTGGCAGAGATACCCGTCACGACGCATCACGTTTTCGCGGCGTTTGGTCCACTGATACCCGTATCCCCGCTCGTGCCTGCTGCCCTCATGTCTCCATGCCATGCGGCTTACCGTTTGGGCTTAGGCGGGGGCGGTGATGCAGGGGCAGACGCAACAATGGGGTCGGAAAAGCCGACATCATCCAGATGTGCAATCCGCCCCTCGATCTCATCCAGCATCGCCGACAGCCGCGTTGCCTTGTCGATGGCCGCATCCAGTTCGGACATGTCGATATCAATCTTCATCGCCGCCATCGTGTTACCTCGCTGGGGGTTTGCGTATCGCCGCCGCGTTGCGCCTATGTGCGCTGAGAAATGGCGGAAAGCCGAGGAGTCGAACCCCCATCCTTTCGGAGTCGTCACGGTTTTCAAGACCGCTTGC